ATACGAGCGTGTTAGCAGTAGTGAGGCTGCTATTGTGTGCAAAGAATAGTGCCTCAAGTTCTGTTGTAGATACGTCCTGATCAAAGTTATCCATAGCATAGTCTAGCACTTGTTTGATTTTGCGAACGTCTTTAGTGAATAGTTTGTCAGGGCAACGAATGCCCTTGTTAATATCGTAGAAGTCTTTGTTCATAAGTGTGCGTATTAACGCCAGTTCCTTACTCATTGTCTTCATCTTCCTTTGGGTAAAATACTTCTACATAAGAGTTGCATTTAGGGCAAGTGAAGTTTGACACAATGAGAAATTCTGAATCCTCATCACAGTCATGATCACCGCCCCAAACTAGCTTAGACTTGCAGTGCCAGCAGTTCATTCTACTTTACCGCCATACTCAACTACAATGCCCGTGTTTAACTTACTTGCAAATGTTTCAGCTGCTTCTTTATTTAGGAATAGTAGCGGCTTGCTATACATGTTGAAAGGGTTCTCCTCACTGTAGTATATCAAGTCATTTTCAAATGGCCTAAACATTACTGCGTATTGGGGCATTCCTTATCTCCTCTGATTCAATACCTTTCATAATAAGCTGAACGAAACCGTATTCAAATATCTTATGGTAGGTTTCTGCATCTAAGTCAAGAGTAACTGTAGCTGACCCATCTTCCTGATCTTCTATAGTCAATACTTTAATATCGTTACTCATCTTTAGTCTCCTTGATATGTTTACGAAACCGTTTGTTGTATGCACGTTTGATCTTCTTTAACTGACCACTCTTCCATATAAGAAACTTACGTGCTTTAGTCAGTCCATCGTACTCATCGCCACCCTTCATTGGTATTCGTTTGGTCATCATTAATCTCCACATAAATAATATC